ATCTATCTTGGAGAGAGAAGAGCCTAAGATTGTTAGTGAGCGTCAAACCCAAGATTATCGCATCATGCATTATAGGATGATTAGAAATCAGATTATTGATTTTTCTGAATGGCCATCAAAGCAATTACCTATTATTTTTGTTGATGGAGATAGTTATTATATTGAAGGTAGACAATATACAAGGTCATTTATTCATGAAGCTCGAGATGCTCAAAAGTTCATTAACTATGTGGGTAGTGAAATTGCTGCTGAAATTAAGAATCGTAGACGTGAGCAATGGTTGGGTACTCCAGATAATATTATCGGATATGAACAGGATTGGCGCAACCCAGAGCTTCAAATGGGTATTTTACGTGCTAAACCTGATCCAAAAACAGGACAAATGCCTCAAAAGCAACCCGCTTGGGATTTATCACCTGCGCTTATACAAAATTTCCAACGCGGCACACAAGATATCAGAGAAATACTTGGATTTAGTGAAACTGAAGCATTGCAAGGGCGGGATATCTCTGGGACCGCAAGAAGAGAGCGTAAACTAGAAGGATCAATGTCTGCGTATGTGTTCTTTGATAACCTTAATCAAGCCATCGAACAAGGTGGTCGAGTAGTTAATGATTTATTGCCTTATATTATTGGCGAAGATGAAAGACATATGGTTGTTTCTAAGAAAGATGGAAAGACTGATTCTATTGTTTTAAATCAAAAGACAAAAGATGGAAAAATAGTTAATCAAATTGATAATGGTGAGTTTGATGTAGAAATAAATACAGGACCATCATTTGCAGTCCAAAAAGAAGTAGCTTTAGAGTTCTTCCAGCAAACCATTGCTAATAATCCACAAGTATTTAATTTAATTGCTGATCTATGGGCTGGAAATTTAGATATTCAACAAATGGAACAAGTTAAAGAAAGATTAAAAAATCTTGTTCCGCCACAAATATTAGCTAAAGAAGAAGGTAAAGAATTACCACCACAAGGTCCAAACCCGCAAGAACAAATGATGCAAATGGAAATGCAAGAAAAAATGGGAACAATTCAAAGTAAATTAGAAAAGATTAAACTCGATAAAGAGAAATTAGAACTTGATAAAATGAAAGCATTATTAGAAGCAAAAGAATTAGATGAAAAATTAAAACAAGATCAACGTAATCATGAATTTGATTTATTAAAAGAGCAAGTTCAGCATCATAAAGAAACAAGCAAACATGATTTAGATTTTTCAGCAAAAATTGCAAAAATTATAGCTGATATAAATAAAGAGGAAGGTAATAAAACATCTATTTAAGGTATATATATGGCCTTTCTTTATTTCCAAATAGGTATAGATTTTAGGTTATCAATCACAGGAAAGTGATTGGGCGCCCGAGCCGCCTAATACTCGCGGGCAAATGAATGCCAAGTGGAGACAATATGGAAAGTCAGAGTTTATCGAGTCAAGACCAGGACGGACTTGCTGGTGAAGTGATGGAAAATGTAGGTGTTTCTGAAGATGCAAAACCACAAGAATCAGTGGAATCATCAGATGAAACAAGTGATGGATCACGTTCTAATGAGACTTTAGCTGTTCAAAAACGGCTTAAAGCTCAAAAAAGAGCTCATGAACGGGAAGTTCGTGAATTGCATGCCAGGATTGGCGATTTGGAGTCAAGAATGACTCAACCTAATACATCAACTGACCAAGCGGTAAATCCCTATAATGCCTCGCAAGGTGGCGATATAGAGCAGACTATTCACAAGGCAGTGAGTTTTGCGCTCCAACAAAAGGAAATGGAAGAACGCAAAGCCCAAGAAATGCAACAAGCAGCTCATGTGCAACGCAAATATCAAGATTTTCAAAAGCATCTTGATGGCATGGGTGATAAGTATGATGATTTTCACGAGAAAGTATTTGACCCAAATGCGGCATTTACTAATACCATGCGTGATTATGCATCAACACTGCCGAAATCAGGCGCAGGAAGCGCAGGTGAAGTGCTCTACAAACTCGCAAAAAACCCCTCTGAACTTGAACGTATTGCAAAACTCCATCCCCATGACCAAGCAAGTGAGATGTCTGCACTGTCGCATGCTTTGATTAGTGGTGGCGAAGGTAAAAGTTCAAATTCCCGTCCCCCATTAGGAAACATCAAGAGCAATCCAGTTGTTAATTCTCATGCCGTCACGGAAAAAACGCCAATAGGCGAATTACGGAAAAGATTAAAGGCGGGCTGGAAGTAAGCCAAGGATAAGCCAAAGCTGCACTAGCTTGCCGTTTATTAACATGGACGGAGAATAGCAATGCCTAATCAATTTATTACTACGCAGCTTGTCAGTAACACCGCTCTTGCAATGTTTGCCAATAATTCACCTTTTGTAATGACTGGATCACGAATTTACCAAGATGACTTTACGTCTTCTGGGTATAAAATTGGTGATACATTACAGGTAAGAAGACAAAATAACTTCATTATTGGTGATGGTTCAACTGCAACGCCTCAAGATATTATTGAGACTGTTGAAAATATCACTGTCGCACATCAATATCATGCTTTGATTGCTTATACGATTCAGGATTTATCTTTACGTATTGAAGATTTTTCTCGCATGTTTATTCAGCCTGCGATTCAAAATATTATTTCGCAAATGGAAAGAGATATTTGCGCAGCTGCTGAACAAACACTTTATTTCTTCCAGGGAACAGCTGGTACGCCAATTAATTCATTTTCATCTGTGGATTTAGCTGGTGCTAAGTTACTTGAACAAGGCGTTAATATTTCATCTGATGCTTATCTTGCCATGACGGTTAGAGATGGTTCATCACTGAAATCCGCCTTGTTAAATAATTTTACTCCAGTATTTAACGAAGATATTGTTAGACAATCTGCAATTGGTCATTTGTCTTATTTCGATATTTTCCAATCCCAAAATATCGTAAGACATGTTGCAGGTGCTGGTCCTACTTTACATCCTGGCGATACATTATTAGTTAACGGTACGGTTTCATCTGGTAACACGATTATTTTATCTGGTGCTTCAGCCGGTGTGACTAATTACTTTTTGCCAGGTGATTTAATCTCTATTGCAGGTGTACATAGTGTTAATCCATTGACTCGTCAATCGACTGGTCAGGATATGCAATTCTTAATTACCCAGCCAGCAAATTCAAGTGGTGGTGGTGCGGTCACGATTACTGTCAGCCCAACTATTATTTCAAGCACTTCTAGTCCATTACAAAATGTTGATGTTCCTGTTCCGACTGGATCAGCAGTTACGATGGTTGGAAGTCATAATGTCAATGTGGCTTATCCTTCTCGTGCATTAGATATTGTTTGTCCTCCACTTTATAAACTACAAGTTCCTTATTCTAGTGTTGCAGTTGATCCTGAAACAGGCCTTTCAATTGCTGTTACGCAGACTGGTGACATTTTGGGATATCAGAACTTAATGCGTATTGATTTATTAAATGGATTTTTATGGCATCCACAATATGCAACTTTATTATTGTCTTAACGTATTAAAAATATGAGGTAAATATCATGGATAGATTTGACAGATATGATGGAAATCCAGGAAAAGAAAATGTAATTGCAAATGTTAGACAAGGCAGAATGGAAGCTGAACATTCATCCAAAAATCAGTTTGTTAAAAAGGTTCAGGCTGAACAAGCAGTTAATCAAGGTCAGCCGCCTAATTTAAAAGCTGAAGCAATGCACTTTAATGCATATATGTGTAATGATGGTATGCATGCAAGTCAATTTGCTGTCAAGCTGACTTCTGGTTTGGATAAAAGAGCATTTCCAGTAAGAGAAGCTCCAAAAGTTGAGTAATTAACTTTGGGAGATTCAATTAATGCCACAAGTTGTCAGGACGACAAATGATCTTATTACTAATTCACTTTATCTCTTAGGAGAGTTGGGCGTCGGTGAAGTAGCTGACGCCTTTATGCTATCTACGGGACTTGAATTAATTAATGAGTTATTAGATAAATTTTCATCAGATAGTATTTATATTCCATTCCTAACAACACTTAATTTTAATTTTGTTGTTGGCCAAGATACTTATTCTATTTCTGATATGATTTTGGGTACTGATATTGTTGCAGATCGTGTTGTTGATCTTACATTTGCAAATTATACAGTTCCAACAACAGGTCCAACGCAATTGGTTTATCCATTACGTATTATTAATAAAGCTACTTATTCTGGTGTTGTAAGACAAACAAATTTATTAGCTCGTCCTGGGTTTATATTTTTGAATAAACAAGCAACAGAAAGTTTTGTTACTGTTTATCCTATTCCTGATCAGCCTTATCCTTGTTCTATTCAAGTTAAATCGATGATTAATGAATTGAGTAATCAAGATACTTTAGGTGAATTACCACCTAATTATTATGGATTTTTAAAATATGCTTTGGCTAGAAAATTTTTAGCTTATTATCCTTCTGGTAATTGGCCTCCTCAAAATGAAGAAGAATATGAAGATTATTACATGACATTTAAAAATTCTAATGAAACAGACTTAACAATTAGACCGTCAGTGACGATGACAGCGCCAGAACCTTTCTACTGGCCAAATATATTGAGTTTTTAATTGTGACTATACAAGATTATGACATTGTCGGAAGCTACAACAATCAACGCTTCGTCAATATAGATGCAGAGCGTTCTGTAAATCTTTTCGAATATATTGATCCTAAAAGTAAGAAACCAAAAAATCTATTAAGCACATCTGGTATTGTAGCGGCTCCTTTAACTTTTCCTGGTGCATCAGGCGGGGCTCGAGCTGAATTTGTTTTTTTTGACGGTAATTATATTGTTTTTGGCGATAAGATTTATAAACAAAATAGTGGCAATGTAATTATTTTTATAGGACAGCTTATCACTAATACTGGTTATGTTGGCATAGATGCAAATACTCATCAGATACTTTTTGTTGATGGCCAAAGAGGTTATTTGTGGGACACATTAACAAATACTTTTACGCCAAATATTCAAGCAGTTGATGTAAATTTTCCTAACAATCCAATTGATGTCACTTTATTAGATGGATTTTTTGTTGTAGCAACTGGATCAACAACTGTTGATGTAGGCGCATTTTATTTATCTCAATTTAACAATGGATTACTTTGGACTCCTGTTCAACGCGGACAAATAAGCACTCATCCAGGTAGTTTAGTTGCTTGTCGAACATTGCATCGAAGATTATTTTTATTTAGTCAAAATTATACTGAAGTTTGGGAAAATGCTGGTGCAGGCCCTGTATTACCATTTAGACGTAATAATTCTGCAT